ACATCCCGTATCCCCGGCTCTCTTAACGCGCTTTAAAATCCTTTGCGCCCTGTATTTGTGATGCTGTCTCCACCAAACGAGGAGACACACATGAAAAACCTGAAAAAATTCATTCCCCCTGTTAAAAAACCTCGCCTCAGCGGCTGGCTGCTGACCTCAGTGCTGTTGCTGGGCACCATCGCTCTGGTCTCACCACAGCAGCTGCCTGTTGTGATCTACAAGCTGGCACTCATCACGCTGGCAGCAGTGCTGGGTTACTGGCTTGACCGTTCGCTCTTCCCCAAAGCCCGTCCCGGTCAGTACCTGAAACATGACGACAGGCTGATGGCTGAAGGGCGTTTCCCTGTGCAGACCGGCCTTCACCTTGTGTTTGCTGCTGCGTTAATCCGCCGTGCACTGATTGTTGCAGCGATCTGTCTGGCTGTGGCAACAGGACTGTGACCATGAACTGGCCTCAAATCACCCTCATTATTCTGTTCGCCTTTGGTCTGGGCGTAACCGCCATCAGACACGGAGAACCACGTAACGATAAATACAGCTTCTGGTGGCAACTTACTGGCAACCTGGTGATTGTCTGGCTGCTCTGGTGTGGCGGCTTCTTCAGTCAGGCCCGCGCAGCGCAGCCTCCGCAGGCTGCGCTGCAGTATCGCGATGATGTGATCCGTAATGCCCGGCTTGAATGGGGACTGTCTGCGCCGGTGGCTGATTTCGCTGCGCAACTGCATCAGGAAAGCGGCTGGCGACCTGATGCGATCTCGCCGGCTGGCGCTCAGGGACTGGCGCAGTTTATGCCTGCCACTGCCGACTGGATAAGCCAGTTGATGCCGGCGCTGAGCAGTCGAGAGCCGTTTAATCCGGCATGGGCTATCCGGGCGCTGGTCAGTTATGACCGCTGGCTGTGGCAGCGCGTCAGCGCCGCCAACGACTGCGAGCGTATGGCCATGACACTGTCGGGCTATAACGGTGGTCTGGGCTGGGTACAGCGGGACAGGCAACTTGCATCACAGAAAGGGCTGGACCGTACCCGCTGGTTCGGACATGTCGCCACGGTGAATGCCGGACGCAATGCTGCCAGCTGGCGGGAGAACCGTCATTATCCCCAGCGCATCCTGTTCACGCTGGCCCCGCGTTATCTCTCATGGGGAGGGGCAAGCTGTGTGGGTACGTAAGTTACGGTCGCTGCCGTGGCGGGTCATTATGCTGGCCATTCTCCTGAACACCTTCCTGCTGGCGATCTGGTGGCTGGGATACAGCACAGGCCACGACCGGGCCTCCGCTGACGGTCAGGCGGCGCTCAGCCGCCTGCAGGCGGATTTTGACGGATACCGGGCAGAACAGGCCCGGCGTGAGGTGGCGGCGTTGCGCGCATGGTCTGAGCGTTATCAGGAGCAGGTAGCCGCCGGGCAACGGGCTGAAGCTGGTTATCTTGAGCAGATTGCTCAACTGGAGGACCAGAACAAACAACTACAGGGGCAAATTAACGATGTCACACAGCGCTGGATTGATGAAAAAGGTAAGAGCCATCCCATTGAGTGCGTGTTTACTCGCGGTTTCGTGCGCCAGTACAACGCCGCACTCGGATACGACAACGCATCCGTCGACACCGGTCATTCAGACTCAGTTGCCGCCGCTGGCACCGGCACTGGCGCAGCGACCGGGCAACCTGAAACCGCTGACGCCCGGTTACGCAATTCGGGTGTCTCCCAGCTTGACGTCCTTGCCAACATCATCGACAACGCAGGGCAATGTCGTCGCTGGCGAAACCAGATAAACGCGCTACTGGATGAACGGGAAGGATTACAGAAATGACACTGCAGGTTGAATTCTGGACGGTGGTGAGTTTTTTGCTCACCTTCATGGGGTTTGTGGGAGGGCTCGCCAAATGGTTGTTCAGTAAAACAGAAGAACGCCAGGCGGCACGATTCGCCTCCCTTGAGCAGGCCCTGCAACAGTCCGCCTCCAACTGGGGCGAACTGGAAAAAGAATTTATGCGATTTAAAGCGGATTTACCGCTGAATTATGTCCGTCGCGAGGATTATATCCGTGGCCAGACAGTCATCGAGGCCAAACTGGACGCGCTCTACAACAAACTGGAAGTGGTACAGCAGTACCGCAATACCGGAGGTCAATAATGGTCGATATTACCCGGGTACGCCGTGAATCCCTGCGCTGGAGTCTGCTGGTTGCCCTGAACAAAACCCGCCCTTATACCGCCAGCGAGACGCTGCTGCTGGAAGTGTCCCGCGCCATCTACCCGGACACCACGCAACTGGAGCTGCGCCGTGAGCTTGATTACCTGGCAGATCGCAAGATGGTGGAACTGGAGAAGAGGCCTTCCGGTGACTGGTTTGCCGATCTGAGTCGCCTTGGTGTGGATATTGTGGAATACACCGTGGAATGCGGCCCCGGTATTGCCCGCCCGGAAAAATACTGGAGTGAGTGATTATGGGACGTCGCAGCAGCATTGATTCTCTGCCGAAGGAGGTCCGTCGCTGGCTTGAGCGGGCACTGACGGAGAATAATTTCACCGGCTATGCAGAGCTTGAAAGTCTGTTGAAGGAAAAGGGGTACAGCATCACCCGCTCTTCCCTGCAGCGGTTTGGCTACAAAATGGAGCAGCAACTGGCCCGGGTGCGGGCGGCAACCGAGGCAGCGCGTCTGCTTGCCCGGGAGGCCGGAGACGATCCTGATGACCGTTCAGCCGGGCTGATAACCCTCGTCCAGACCGAAATGACGGATATCCTGATGCGCCTGCAGGAGTCGCGGGAAAACGACGATCCCTTCGCCCGGGCAAAACTGCTGGCAACGGCTTCAAAAAATATCGCCACACTGACCCGCGCCTCGGTCAACCTCAAGCGCTATCAGGCAGAAGTCAGAGAGAGGGTTGAACGTGCTGCCGCTGCCGCCGAGAAAATTGCCCGTAAGGGCGGGCTCTCTGCGGAAGCCGTACAGGCACTGCGCCGGGAAATTCTGGGGGTGGTATCATGACGGAGCTGCCGCCGCACATTCCTGACACCGCGAGTTATAAGGCCCCTCCCGTTCTGTTGCCCTACCAGCAGCGCTGGGTGGCAGATGCCTCTCCGCTTAAGGTGATAGAAAAGAGCCGTCGTACCGGTATTACATGGGCTGAGGCATCCGATAACGTACTGACCGCCGCCTCTTCTGCGCCAGCAGGCGGGATGAATGTGTATTACATCGCTTATAACCAGGACATGACCGTCGAATACATTCAGGCGTGTGCGATGTGGGCACGGGCATTCAACTATGCGGCCAGTGAAATTGAAGAAGGATTCTGGGAAGAGGACGACGACGACAAACACATCAGGACTTACACCATCAAATTTCCTGACTCCGGCTTTCGTATTGTTGCGCTCTCCAGCCGCCCGTCTAACCTGCGTGGCCGTCAGGGTATTATTGTTATCGACGAAGCGGCGTTCCATGAGCAACTGGACGAACTGCTGAAAGCGGCGCTGGCGATGCTTATCTGGGGGGGAAAGGTACGCGTTATCTCCACCCATGACGGTGACGACAATCCGTTCAATACGCTTATCGGGGATATCCGTGCCGGACGTCAGGGAGGCAGCGTACATCGCATCACTTTCCGGGAAGCCGTATCTGAGGGGCTGTTCCGGCGCGTTTGTCTGCGCACCGGGAAGGAATGGTCGGAGGCATCCGAGCAGGCCTGGATGGCGTCAGTGTACAAATTCTACGGTGCCGGTGCATCCGAAGAGCTTGACTGTATTCCGGCCAACGGTGGCGGTGCCTGGCTGTCCCGAGCCCTGATAGAGTCCCGCATGTCCGCTGATACGCCGGTATTGCGTCTGACCTGCAAGGAAGGTTATGAGCTGCTGTCTGATGAGGTTCGCTTCCGCGAGACGCAGGACTGGCTTGATGAGCATCTGAAACCCTTGCTGGAGGCGCTCCCCGCTGGTGCCCGCTCTTTTCTGGGGCGCGACTTTGGCCGTAGCGGTGATTTGTCGGTGGACTATCCCCTGCTGCAGGAGAAGAACCTGATACGACGCGTGCCATTCGTACTGGAGTTGCGTAACGTGCCGTTCAGGCAGCAGGAGCAAATCACCTGGTATCTGATGGATGGCCTGCCCGGTCTGCTGGGTGCTGCGTTTGATGCCCGTGGTAATGGTGCCTATCTGGCTGAATACGCCATGCAGCGCTACGGCTCCAGCCGGGTTCAGCAGGTGATGCCAACCGAAGGCTGGTACCGGGAGCATATGCCTCCGGTCAAAGCTGCACTGGAAGACGGTAACCTGGTGGACTTACCAAAGGATGAAGACACACTGGATGACCTGCGGGCCGTTCAGGTGGTGAACGGTGTCCCCCGCGTGCCGGAGCAACGCTCAAAAGCAAAGGCTGATGGTGGTAAACGCCACGGGGATTCAGCCATCGCACTGGCGCTGGCGTATTTCGCCAGCCGTGAAATTAACAAAGGGCCGGTGAAGGCAAGCTCACGCCGTCGTCGTCAGGCGGCCCGTATGCTGGAGGGATTCTGATGGCGAGGGGTATCTGGGTTTCACCCGATGAATTTGTTGCTTTTTCTGAGCCTCAGAAATCACTGACCGCGCAGATTGCCTCCCGCAGCCGCGCGATCGACTTTTACGGACTGGGC